CCTGACACAGGATGCCGCGCAGGCGCTGGCTTCTCAGAAGCTGGCAGAGTTTTCGCGCCACGAACGGGTGATTGATGTCGAGATGCCGGGAGAACTGACATTGACGCCGCAATCGTTGCTGCAACTTGACGGCACCGGAACGGCGTTCGATCAGGTCTACTATCCCGATGAAATCAGCCGGACCATGAATGTGACCGGCGGCTTCACGCAAACGGTCCGGGCGAAAAACCATTCGCCACAATCCGAAACGTTGCCGTCCTGATGTGGGTTACCGAGGAAGACGTTGTCCGTATCTGCACCGCGATGCTGGCGCAGTACGGCCAGCACAAATACGGCACGGTGACCGGCGTCAATCCGGACGGGTCGCACACCGCGAAGGTGACGTTCCAGCCGGAGGGCGTCACGAGTAGTTGGTTGCCCGTTCTTACGCCTCAAATCGGCGTCACGAATCTGCCGATGGATGGCGATCAGGTCCTGGTCGCGCCAACCGAGGGTAATACGACGGATGGTGTGATCATCGGTGGAGTCTACAGCGACCTTCAGCGTGCGCCTCTTGGAAAGTCTGGCGAGGTCTGGGCGGTCAACCGGACAACGCAAGACTTTATGACCATAACGAACGATGGGAAAATATCCATGAGCGCGTCTACCGCTCTCAACATGAGCATAAAGGATGGCACGATCGCCGCGACCGGAACCATTACGCTATCGGCGACAAAACTGATCATTGCCGCCAATACCGAATTCACCGGGACAATCAAGAGTAATGGTGTGCCCATCGATAGCACGCATGTCCACACCGAGGTATCGACCGGCACCGATAATACCGGGCCGCCGTTCTCATTCTGATGGCGGGTATCGCGCATCAATTCGGTTCCGACCTCGTCGTTTCGCCAACCGGCGATCTGGCGACGCTGGATGGTCCGGCCTATACGACGCAGATGTTGCTGCGCCGCCTCTTGACGCCTCGGAATGGATATATCTGGGAAAAGGGATATGGCGCTGGTCTCCCTGGATGGATCGGCCGCACGTTTGACGCGCGCGCCATTACCGGCGACATCATGGGCCAGATGTTTCAGGAAAGCGGTGTGGCCAGAACTCCGGCGCCGATCATCAATGTGACGGCCAACGCGGACGGAACCTTTGGCGTTGCGATCCAATACGTCTATACTCAAACAGGGCTCCCGGCGCCGCCTCTCAGTTTCACCGTTACCGCATCGGGCGCTACCAACATCACGATTGGATAGCCCGTGGCCCTTTCGCTGCAAACCTTCACCACCATGGTGCAGAATGCCGCGGCGGCGGTTCAGGGTGCCTGTTCGACGCTTCTCAATGTCGCCGTGGGCAGTGTGGAGCGAGCCGTCTTGCAGGCGTGCGCCTCGATCGGGCTTTGGATACAATGGCTGCTGGTGCTGCTTTACGCTCGGCAGCGTCTCGCGACTTCGACGGGCGTTGACGTTGATAGTTACGTTGACGATTTCATTTCGTTCGGTGGCAGGCTTCCCGCCGTAGCCGCGAACGGCACCCTTACGCTGGCGCGATTCACGGCGACTTCAGCGGCGACGGTTCCGGTTGGCACGCAGGCGCGCACGTTTGATGCCAGTCAATCTTACACGATTATCGCCGACCCAACCAACCCGCTATGGAATGGGACCGGATTCACGATCCCGGCTCTGACCGCGTCCGCCAATTTCCTCGCCGTCGCGACTGTACCCGGCCTCGCGGGGGATGCGCTGCCCGGCACGATCACGTTGCTTGCCTCAGCGGTCCCGTATATCGACACAGTCACGAACGCCGTCGCGTTCACCAACGGGTTTGACGCGGAGTCGGATTCGGCACTCGCGGCACGATTCCAGCTTTTCATTCAGTCCCGCTCGGCCGCCACGAAAGACGCGATAGAGTTTGCCATCGCTTCCGTCCAAACCGGCCTGACATCTTACATCGCATCCAATCAAGATGCGCTCGGCAATTTCCTGCCGGGCAATTTCGTTGTCACTGTCAATGATGGCTCGGGAAACCCACCGGCCTCGCTGATCACCGCCGTCTATCTCGCCATCACGGCGGTTCGTGGCCTGACGATCAGTTTTTCGGTGCAGGGTCCGACAACCGGAACCGTGACGGTCAGCCTAACGATTTTCGCGCTGGCCAATTTTGTCAAAGCGACGCTTCAACCTCTCGTCGAGGCGGCGATCATCGCGTATATTGACGGGCTGGCGGTCGGGGCGCCGCTCTATTACACGCAGCTTGTCCAGGCGATCTATTCCGCCGTGCCAGGGGTGGCGAACATCACGAACCTTCTGATAAACGGGGCCGTGTTGGATGTTATCCCGGCCGTGACAGAGACGCTTGAGGCCGGAACGGTCGCGGTGAACTGAGTATGGCCATTGGCGATCAACCTGACATGGTTTCCAGGATGCGGGCCGCGTTGCCTCTGGGCTGGTTCCCGCAACCGAACAGCGACGGCTCGACCAATTCGCCAGTTCTGGATGGCATCCTGAATGGCATCGCTTCGATCTGGGCCGCTCTGTTCGCGCTTTACTCCTGCGTCTATGTTCAGGGCCGGATCGCCACGGCGACGGATATCAACCTTGATCTGATCTCAGGTGATTATTTCGGCACGGCTCTGATGCGGAGACCAGCCGAGCCGGACGCGGCATTCCTGGTGCGAATCCAGCAGGAATTGCTTCGCACCAAAGCGACACGTCCATCTTTGATTCAGCGCCTGACTCAACTGACCGGGCGAACGCCAATCGTGTTCGAGCCCCGCAACACGGCGGACACCGGATCGTACGGGACTCTTTCGGAAACAGCCTCCAACGGCTGCTTCTATGGCGGCCCTGGTGGGTATGGATTGATGGCATTGGGGTTTCAGGGGTTCGTGACCGTCTATCGGCCAAACGGCTCTGGCGGCGTGGCCACGGGCGCGGTATCAGATGCCGTGATCTTCGCGACGGTCGCGGATACCGAGCCGGAAGGAACGATCATGTGGACGAAAACTCTCTCATGAGGTCCGAGCATGACTGATCGGATGATCGTCTATCCCGGCGCGGCGCCGCTGGACTCGGACGTGCTGAACACGAACCGATTCGCGATGATCGCGCTCGGCGGGTTGATGGCCGCGACAATCGGGCCTGGAACCTATGTTGATGGGTTGGCGCTTTCAGCCGCCATCTCGCCCCCGATGAACGTCGTCGTCGGCATTGGAACGATCTTTGCTATCGAAACAATTGACGCGACGGCATATGGTTCGCTGCCATCTGACAGCGCGCCCCTGATCAAGATGGGGCACAACTATGAGCAAGGCTCGCTCGCGACGTGCGCCGCGCCAACAACGCCTGGGCAAAGTATCAATTATCTGATCGAGGCCGCGTTTTCTGAGCCGGATGGCGCGCCGGTTGTTCTGCCGTACTACAATCCGTCCAACCCGTCCCAGGTCTACAATGGACCGAACAATACGGGCGATGCGCAGAATTCCATACGCCAACAACGTGTCGCGATAACCGCGAAGGCTGGGACTCCGGCGACAACCGGAACACAGACAACACCGGCTCCAGATGATGGCAACGTCGGCCTCTATGTTGTTACGGTCGCATATGGCGCTACATCCGTCACATCGGCGAATTTCTCGCAGTATCCCGGCGCGCCGTTCATCCCATCAAAGCTCGGGAATGGCGGCGTCGTCACGACGGTCAACAGCAATATATCTCTGACTTTCGGGAACCTGGGCGGCCAATTTGTCGTCACGGCGCCAATGACTTTCACGCTACCCCCCCCGTGGTCAGTGCCAAATGGGTATGAGATCGGAGTGGTTGGACGCGGCGGTTCCGCCACGTTTCAGCCCGACGCAACGACTTCGGTCGCGGGTGGCGCGACGGGCGCGTCTTATCTGGTGTATGACGGGACAAGCGCGCGGATCGTTAAGGATGACACGGGCAATTGGTCTGTGTTTTACGTCACGCCGCGTCTGGCCGCATGGCAGCTACAGATCGTCTCAGTTTCCCAGACGATTACCCCCAACGGCTATATTCCAGATACCAGGGGAGGCCCGATCATTCTGACACTGGAAACGTCCCCTTCCCAGGGCGACAACTACCAGTTTAAGGACACGCTCAACTGCCTTGGGCAAAACTCGATGATTATCGATCCGGGCAGCGCGGCAATCGAAGGGGCCTCGGGCCAGATGGTTTGCAACATTCCCGGAACGAAATTCACGATCGTGTATGACGCCGGCAACTGGGTGGTGAATTTCGATGTCTAGTCTCGCCTCTCTCTCCGGTCTCCCCACCCTTTCCGCGGGTGCCGCGATCAACGCGGGCGACGCGCTTGAAATCGGCCCGGATGGCCGTGCGTACGGGCAGGAGGTGCCGTTGCTGCAAACCACAGACTACATGGCGACCGCTGCTGTTGGTGTCATCGCGGCACAGACCGTTTCCGGTCAGTATAGCGGCTACGATTACAATCGCCACGCTCTGTTGAGAGGACCGGACGGGTCGATTTATATCTTCGCGGCACAATCCGGCAACAACAACATCAGCGGCCTGCCAGGGTTAGGTATTGCCGTTCAGAAGTTTTCTTCGATCCTGACAAATGGCGTGACGGCCAGCACCACGCTGGGGTCTACGCTCGCGATACCTAATTCGCCAATGATCCACCTGCTATCTAATCAGACTATCGCGTTGATCTGGTCAGAGGCCGGGGGAAACAACGTTCCGGCTACGCCACCGTTCACTGTTTGCTTTGCCATCGTCGATCGTGACCTTAACGTCATCGTGGCGAGAACGGTAGTTGAGACCGCCGCTAACGGATCTCTCGATTCGCGTACCCTCTTTCAGACAAACGGCGGAACTTCAGCGGCTGGTTTTGTCATCTGCTACCAACAAGCGACAAACACCAACCTGATCCGGTTCGCCTCGTATAATAATTCCGGTGTCGCACAGGGTGGCTCTCCGGTCACGATCCAGACCTGGGGCGCCGCCGGTAACGCCGCGACCATGGCCATGACGCTGTTGTCCAATGGCAATCTCGCCGTCATCACGCAGGGCGACAGCACGACGGCGGGTAGCCTTGGCGCGTGGGTTGGCGTGGTCAGTCCGGTTGGCGCCATCGTGAGTGCGTTCGCTAACAGTTTGAATACAGCGTTCGGCACGGCACTTACGCTACAACCAGACATCCTGGCGATGCCATCAGGTTTTTTCTGCGCGGTCAGCGGCAATACGACGCAGTATAGTGCCGCCGTATTTAACAACGCTGGCGCGCAACAGGGGGCTAATATGCTCCTGCCGGTAAACTTGCCGACGCCCACTACGCTGTTAAAAAAGATCGTGCAAAACGGCGCTCTTTTCTTCTTTATGTACCAAGGCAACTCATCAGGTGGTCTTGTCGTTTCACAGATCACGACGGGAGGGGTAAACCCGATCAATACGACGGTTGCGGTGGGGCTCAGCACGTACACATCACTCGATGCTTTTTACGAACGGAACGCGATCTGTCTGGCGTTTTCGTATTCAACTCAAAACTATTACCTGATCATCTCTCTGCTGAACTTTGCCGGAACCATAACTCCAACGCTAAGGACGGCAGCGACAACATTTGGAACCGCGGTCACCGCTTCCCACTTTATTCGCATTATTCCAGGCGGAAACTTCAGCTTTATAGCGGCGTACGATTTTGATTATCTCAGCACGGCTGGGGACGCTCTTAATCTACTCGTCCAGAAATACGCGCCATCAGCCATCGCTGGCGTGGCTCGCGGCAGCATCACGGCGCCCCAGGCCATCGCGGCTCAGATTACGCCACCCGCGGGCGGGGCGGCGACAGTTCCGTATCTCGGCACTATTAATACAAATCTCGGCTGCAACTACATGGGCGGCACGGGCAGTGTGTCATTCAATATGACCTCGCCTACGCCTCCGAACATTGGTGGTCGCGAGGGTAACCTGACAAACAATAG